CTTCGGATTTAATTATGTCTTCCGACAAAGTCAAGTTCCAACTTGTTAAGATTGAGGCGAACTCCGACGCTGGAATTCTTTGGACTAGGGGGTCTGCAACGATGCCCCGTAGAAGCGTTATGGCACAGGACTTGGACCTGGCCGATCTCCTGCACGGAATGTGTACAGATCTCAGCCCCAAGGTTGAATTGTCCAAGAAAGGACAGAGGATCATAAGTACTGGTGACTCTGAATATTTTTGGGAAACATGGGAATTCATGCGACTATGTAAAATGAAGAACAAGGATGAAGTTTATGAGCTCACTGATCTCAAGACCAAAACTAGGAACATCTTTGTAACCCAGTCATTTAGTCAAGTGATGGCCCAGATGATAATAAAGTCCCCACATTCCGGGGCACCCACTCTCTTCGATCTTGGGACCCAATCTTGGTCGCTCATTGGTTGGAGCCCTTTTCACGGAGGCATGGACACGTACGTTACTACAGTCAAGAAGCTAGGACCGAGCTTCAGGGCTGTCTACGCTGATAACGTATACGTGGTTGCTGAGAAGTCGGACGGTGAACTAGTACACGTCTCGATGGACGGTGTGAAGATGGAAGGGAGTATCAATAGAACGGAGGTCCAGTACGAAATGCTCAGAAGCCTGGAGCATTTCCGATCTACCGATGAAGGGTACACCGCCTACGCTCGTGACGTTTATCCTTGGTTGGCGGTAGGCTTTGTTGCTGTGTTGGGGAGCTCCCAAGTGTTCATACCATACATGGGCTCAGGCGTACAGGGCACTGCTTATCACAATCAATGTAAATCAACGATGTTCCTCAACGCGTTATCTCCCAAAGACAACACCGTGCTCAAAATAGGCAGGCGGGGTGACGAGTGGGAGATTGAGGGCATGAAAAAGGCGTCGGAAAAAGCTGGTACAATTTTTAAAATTGAGCGTGTGGAAGCCCTCTCAGACATGGTGGCTGGAGAGGGGCTCAAGGAGATACAACTGGATCTACTGGGTTATAATGCGGTGGAATGTACAGCCATTGGCTTACCAGGGAGATTCATAGGCGTGTTAGACTCGGACCGCCTATACAGAGCAATTTCGTTCATTAAGGTTGATATGGAAACCCGGGACTGGCCTCCTTCGGTTGTGAACGCGGTTAAGCTCTTCAGGCTGAGAGCCTTTTACATGTTAGGGGGTTGGGCTGATCCGGGCCTTGCAGAAGTTATATTGATCCGGTGCCATCAGATCAAACGGCTATCGTACAACTCTGACGGAATTGAATGGGACAAGGAGCTCGAGGATTTGGCCAAAAGCCTTAATCTCGATTTCGTTGGTGCCGACAAGAACGTCATGGCCTGTTTCTGCGCCCGGGCCATACCAACCCTTTATGATGTGATCCGACTTACTTTGGACGATGAGGCTGCCGACCGATTCGTACTCGAGCTGTTAGAAAAGGAGCTACCACCTTGGAAGTGGGCACCGATTGAAGTAGTGGAGGAACTCTCAAAATCAAATGGCATCCCATATGAACCCCCACATGGGATTTTAGTAGCTCACTTCGGTGAGGGGGAATACACAGAAGATGTATTAAGCTTGCAAGAGTATCAGGACATGCTAAATCAGCGGGAAGCCGAGATAAAAGCAGAGAATGAAAGGCAGCTCAACAATCCAGTTGACGTCCTTGCGCCCGGTGTGAACTGGGCTGATCTTAGGGACGAGGATGAGGAGTCCGAGAAATACCAAAGAATTCCGGCCTCCCAGTCCACTGCAGCTATTGTCAAAGCAAAATTGGCTTCAGATAAGAGTCACGTGGCCGCCAAGGTCAAGCAGCTCCCTCCTAAGGCCCTTCCCGACGGAATGCGGAAACCCGTCGTCGAAGAGCCTCAGGGGGGGATTGCCGCCAAGGCGGTCGGGGCGACTCAATGGTGGAATGAAGTTCCGCCAGAGAAAATGAAAGCTTGGGGTGAAGCCCTAGGCGGTCTTGTTGGACCGGTGGTCAAGATGTCGAAACTCGCCAACTTGATTGTCGCTCCCACTCAGCAACAGAAGGACATGAAGATAGACAAGGAAGGAATTCTGGCGTCTTCACTATCTTATTTACTGCAAATGCCCATTCGAGCGGTGAAGAAGATGGCAAAAAACATGAAACCGCGTCTTGTTGCTAAGGGGGAGTCATCGACCACCAAGACCGTTCTGAATGCTTCCCTCATTGCACTTATCAAGGGCTCTGTCAACTACAAGAGCGTTCTTGATGAGGTCAATGAGGCCAAGAAAGCCTTCCACATCAAATATCACAACCCACAGGCCGCGACAGAGCCCCAGAAAGCTTCCCACCAAAAGAAGAAGCCCGTCTCTGCAGAACCAGTAGTTGAAGACTAAAAAATCATACGCCGTTCCCATCATTGGTGCTAGCGTGGGCACCTTCTCACTCGAATTTTTCCTTGGCAGGGTTTTCGTAGGGTGGGG